CAAGAAATTAAGCTGCTAGAGCCATTTCAATTAATGCATTATCGTTAGCATTTATTACGTTTACTAACATCTACTCAAAACCTTTACTACACCTGTCGATCCTAATTATGCCCCATCAAAGATACACCGATATGGACTCAAACCATAATAGCATTAGAGTTAACTAATCTATGTATCATACCCCACGTCTGGGTAGTGTATCTATGGTGGAGCATGAGGGAATTGCACCCTCGTCCAGCATGTTTATTCTGTTTCGCCTCAACAATATTAGTATATTATTTATAGCATCATTCAGGGTTTATGTCAAGGGTTATTTGTTGTTGCTTGCCACAATGTGGGCAATATAGTTTTTTGGGTTTCCAATCGTCCATTACGGCGATACTAAACCACATTTTACAGAACTCACAGGTAAAATGCCATATTTTTTCTACGTTGGCTTTCACGATTTAGTTTGGTCGTCAATATAGGCTAGGATTTGAAATGCTTCTGCAGGATTATCAAGGCTCAAACTGCTCTTGATGTTCGTTTTAAGACGACCCTGGCAACGATAGCCAGCATTTAATATCTTGATGGTTTCATTGCCAATCTTTTTCACCACACCACCATTTCGTCCAAGTCTAAACTCAATCTGAATGTGACCTTCGAATTTTGGCACGGGCAGATCGTATATGTTATCATTAAGGTAGAATAGACCAGCACCACCGATCTGAATATAATATACTTTTTTCAAATTGTATGCTTTGGTGATAATTGATGTATCATTAAAACTAACTTTTTCACCAAGTGCTGCGAGTAAACCAGCACTTTTAGCATTATTCCATGCTTTGCTTGTAATTGTACCAATTGGAAAACTATCGATTCTACTGTGCATTTCCACGGGTTCTTGCTTTTGAACAAATTCGATATAGTTAATGATGGCTTGCTTCTTTGATTGAACCGCATTTAAGAAGTATGGTTGCGCTTCATCATCAATGGTATCGCTGTTTACTATCTCAGCCAAATCGGTTGAAGGATTATAACGAATACTTGTGCCGCCCATTTGCGCATCTTTATTTTTTTTAATCTCAATATTAAATGGTGCGCCATTTACTTGTAATTCAAGATCAATACCTACACTGCTATAACCCGCAGTGGCAAAATTTAGATTTGTAAACTTAACACGATCTGCAAAATGTGGAATTGCCTGTTGCACTGATTTTACAACAGCACTTTCATATTCTAAACCGCCCGTATTAATACTCATTTCGGTTATATTTTCTACAATCTCGTTAATCTTCATGGTATATTATTTATAGCCCTAAAGTTATAACTTGTCAAACGTTATTTTCGTGGTAGCGTATTCATTTGACCATCTGGTCCACTGCCGCCCCAAGGAGCAACAATGTTACGATCCATTCCTGTATTGCCTTGTTGCAGAAGTTGTTGGAATATAACACGAAGTTTAGTCATAAAACCAGTTAATACGGCATTTCCAATTAATGTAGATGCAAGTGCATCAATATTAACAGGCGTAACCTGACTAAGCATTTCTAACATGCCATATACCATTTGGTCAGTGAAGAATGGCGTATTATACTTGGTTGTACCAATGTCACCATATAGAACTTTGTTTGCTATGCTTAACATAGTAGCAACAAATATTTCACTATTTTCTATTGCTAAACCATGTTGGTTGATGGTTGCAAATTTATTTTGTCTACGGTCTAACCCAATAATATAAACATTGGGACCAACTACCATAATATTGCTATCGACTGCTTGTTGTAGTACAGATAATCCAATGCTTTCACGAACATTGGTGCTTATATTATTCCACTGTAGGTCATAATATGTTTCATCTGCTTGTGCTGGCAACATAGTGCTTGGATCATAGCCATTGTCAATGAGCATTGCGTTACGTGCATCAACATAGATATCTTGTGGAGTTTGTGGAATTATTTGATCAACCAAATTAACAGGAACAGGCGGCAAATCACCACTATATGCAGCAAGATAAAATGCTGCAGGATCACGATAGTATTGACTATGCGGCAATTTAAATCGTTCTACATTAACGCCAAGTGATTCAAGAGCAGCAGCGTTACGACCCTGGCGCATTGCTCCCTTAATCGCATCGCCATAGATATTATCTTGTGCAACTCGTTCCATATAGTCACCAATTTGACCATAGCCAGTTTGTTGACCATAATATTGAAGACCATCTGCAAATACATATGCCTGAACTGGATTGTTCTGAACTGGTGCAAAGATATCCATGCCAAATGTAGTAACATGATGGTTTTCTTTTAATATTTGTGCACAACTTGCAGCATGTGCTGCTTCGCTTGCTTGTAGGGCTGCTTTAACAGTTGGATCGCTGCTATTTTTAATAATAGTTAATCGTGCTTCGATTGCAGCAATCATAGCAATGACCGCATCGTCCAGTGTATAATATATTGTGCCATTTATATTAATGCTATCGGCTGATGCTGGCTGATCGCCACTTGCAGAACTGCCAGGCACATGATATCCACCTGTGAGCAATGTTTGTAACTGAATAATTAAACCATTTAAAATTTGACCATCACTAGTTCCCATTATAACATTGTTTGCATTTGTTATTACAGGAAGTGTATCATTATGGACATAACCAGCAGGAGTTCCAAGAAAATCAGCCATGGTCAATTCACCAATGCTGCCACCACCATAACCAAATGTTTTGTTAAGTGTATCTGCTGCAGGTTGATACATAGGAGTCTTCATTTGACTCAAGTGATTTAAGTCAAGACCAGCATCTGTTTTACTTAATGCTGTTCCAATTTGATCAAAGTTCTTAGCATCAGTAATTCCTAAACTTAAGAAATGCTGTCCTAAATCTTTAAAATTCTTGCTTGGACTCGTAGCATACAAGTCAGGAGTCATAACACTCATATCAGTTAATTGCCCAAGATGAGAAATTCTTGTGCCTAAATTAAACTTACTGCTCACTGCGCCAATTGCAGTTGGATCACTTATATTGTTTAATATTTTTTGAACAGGCGCATCGTATAGTGGATTATCAATGCCAGCAAGAGGTATATTATTGCGAACTAATTGCTGTGTTAATCCAGTTGTATTTCCTAATCCTGCACCAATAATTTGATGAGCAACATTTGCCGGTTGCTGTAGTCTTAACATATTCTGTGTAGAAAATGTTCCAAGGTTTTGCAAATTACTTGCTGCTGCTGGTATATTGCTTGTAAGTGCACTCATACCAAAACTTACTACGCCGTTATTATTAAGAAAATTAGCACCGATGCCGCCTGGTACGTTAGCACCAAATCGTAGTGCTGCGGCTTCGGCAGAAGCACCAACGACACTATTTGATATGCCGCTAAAAGCACTTGCTAATCCAATCTGTTGAACAAATGCATTGGCACCACCAAAAGCAGCACCACCAACCATGTTATTAGCAACACGGTTGATCATGCCATTAAGACCGCCATTATACGCAAATTGTTGTATAGCATTTGGAAGATTAGCTGGATTTTGTAGGATACCATTAAGTGGACCCATGATACTGCCAACTGCACCACCAAGTGCGCCATTAACAATGTTAGTAATACCGCTAGGTAACACGCCAGTTAAACTTGGCAATATCCCACTGCCAATTGAACTTAACGACTGCATTACTCCACCAGTAAGTTGATTTAGTGGACCAGCAACTTGACCTAGAATACCACTAAGTCCGCCGCCTAATACATTACTGATTGCACCAAATGCACCACCCATAGCACCAGTTATACCGCTTAGACCAAGAGCACCCATTGCCCCACTAAGTATTCCATTTAGACCTGCGCCTAATCCACCAAGCAAACCTGCACCAGCAATTGCTCCTAGTATACCAAGACCTGCACCAGCGCAACCGCTGCCACTGCCTGCTGCACCACCTTTTGCATTAGCAGGTATTTCTTTACTTGCTCCGCCTCTGGTAACATTGGCAGGGTCTTGTCCGTGCATTGTGTTTACACGGTCAACATCACGTGGACAGTTATTATTTTGCCCTAAAACTGCAGCATCAATTTGATCTTGATTGCCACTTTTAAAAGCCTCAATAGTAGCACGTGGAACTCGCCCAACGCCATAGTTTGCAGTTATATCTGCAAGTGCTGCTTGCTGTGATGCATTTAAATTGTTAAAATTATCTACACCAATAAGACCTGCTGCTTGATTAACATAACCTGGCAGTTGCTGATTTGCTAAAGTTACTGCATCTGCTCGTGTTATAGTTTGGTTAGCAGTAACTGGACTGCCATCTGCATTGTAATGGTTGCCGTAACCTATTGCATAGCCAGTGAATTGTTTTTTACTGTTATAGTCAGGATAAGTGTCTGGTTTAAAATCTTCATGGGCCATATAAAAAGTAGATAATAAGGTTGGGTCTTTAAGCGTTACGTTTGCCATGATTAACTCACATTCACATTAGGTAAATTTACCACACTTTGTTTAAACTGTGGCGGTGTCCAACCAATATTGCCTGGCACATATGTATCAGCAATAACATTAAGCAAGCCAGGTATCGCTATTGGTGCACCAGTTGCAACAATTTTACGCAATCCTTTTGCTTCTTTGCGCAAGAATATATCTTGATTTGCAGTAAAATTAGCAGGATTATCTTGTAATTGTTGTATTGGACTAGTCTTACTAAAATAATTAACAGCCAAATCATGCTTATCTGTAACACGAGCAACCGTGCCACCGACAAATGGCGCAGCCTGATCAGCAGAAGTTTGTGGAATTAAATTTTTAATATTAGTAGCATATAGATTGCTATCACCACTTAGTGCAATTTCTTTTAAATCGTTGGCGTTATTCAGCCCGTCCAACACATATGATGAATCTGTTCCAAATACATTTTGATTGACATCAAAATCAAATACTTTATAATCAGTTCCGTCAAAACTCAATGAACTACCAACAACATATGTATTTGTAACACTATTGCCTGTTTTCTTATAGATACTCGCTGGTAAATTAACTAACACGCCAGTTACACTATCTTGAATTGGTGGATGATAATTGTTAACAACAGCAACGTTTGGAATAAGTCCACTTTGTGTCCAAGTATATAATGGTGTATGTATTAAATTTAAACTAGTAAATGCATTAGGACTGCTAGATTGACTGCCAGGGCCGCCATAAAGTGCATAGCTTGTATATGTGACAGATTCATTCCAATATTGTAAATTTGAAACATTAGCAAATGCATTAGAACTCAAATATAAACTTGTATTACTTGTAATAAGTTCTACTATACCAATAGCAACATTAGGTCCACTTGCATTTGCAATTTGAAGATTAGAAATATAAAGAGTGTCACCATATTTTAATTCTGTTGCAAAGTGTGTGCTATTGCCAGTAACTATCTGACTAATATTATTTGCTGTGATATTTCCAGTAGTATAATAAACATATGCGGCAGTATTTGCCGTCATTGGACGATATTTAAATGCAGCACCACCAATATTAATAACACTCACCGCTGTCAAGGTTGCAGTGGTGTTGCTTGTTACTGTAGAAATATAACCAGCAAAGTTGCTATTCGTATTGCCAATAACTGCGCCAGGTTTTAATTGCGTAAGGAAAGTTGTACCACTGCCACTTACTGCATTTGTGCCAGTTGAAACTGTAATTGTTCCTGTGCCTGTGGTATAACTTCCTAGTGGCATTATGGTCCTATTAATACATCTGATTCATGTGGTATCATTATATGGCGGCAAGCATCTAACACGCTAAGAAAACCAAGTGGTCTGCCGCCGACAATTACGCTGCGGCTTCCAACAACAATAGGGTTTGGTGGATGCGGATGACGTGGATCAAACCCAGGGTGACCAGTTACATAATCACCGATACGACTTGCTTGTCTTCCGTTGATTAAAGTTTTAAAATCACCCATCATTGCTACGCCACCAGCAGTGTTAAGGCTTCCCATCTTAGTTGGAATAGGCATCTCGACTCTCCTTTATACAGAGGTCGCCAACGTCAGTCCTGTTGTTTTTGCAAGATACTGTGTGGCGATGTCACTTTCTGTTTTACCAGAAAGCGCAACTGCTCTCTTATTTAACACTACAGGATCGGTGGGTGCAACACTAAAGATTGCAGGCGCTAATCCAAACCCACCATTTGGTGTGGCAATCATAACTAGCGGTTTTAGGAGTGTATATGTAGTTGCATTTTCTTCACTTACACGACTAATGATTTCTTCGCCAGTGACAGTTTTAAAGGTATAGACAGTATTTTTATCAGTCTTATTGATTAGCATTCTTTCTTTCCTGTAATTCGTTGATAGACAATTTACTTAGTCCACTATAACCACCCTCTACTAAAAGTTTGTCGTTGAAGTAAATCTGCGGCACAGTTTTGTGACCTTCGGCTACTAGCCAATCACGAACGCCCGCATCATTGATATCTACTTCCACATATTCTTCGCCCCAACTGGCAAGTAGGTGCTTTGCGCCATCGCAATATGGGCAGTTATCTTTTGTATATAATGTAATCATTGATTATTCCTCTTTATAAACTAAATCCACTAAATGAATTGCTATCCACATCTTGCACAGTGCCACCAATAACATAAGATGAAATTTCTGTTTCTTGTGGAGCAACTTGAACTTCTGCGCCAGCAATCCACTTTTGTGTCCAAGGCAGTGGGTTATTCTTAGTAGAATATGGCTGACCAAGACCAACTGCTTGCATGCGCTTATTAGCAATAAACTCAACATATTCAGCAAGTAACTGATAGTTGAGACCAATCATGGAGCCATCCTTGAACAGATACTGCGCCCATGCCTTTTCTTGCTTGACTGCATCATCAAATAGTTTGATTGCATCTTCACGACACTCTACTTCAATCTGCGCATAATCTGGATCATCTTTTGGTAGAAGTTTTAGCAGCGTTTGTGTACCAGCAAGATGCAGATTTTCATCACGAGCAATTAACTTAATAATCTTTGCATTGCCTTCCATCTTTTTCAATTCAGCAAATGCCCAACTACAAGCAAATGAAACATAGAAGCGAACACCTTCAAGAATATTCACGCTCATAAGTGCAAGCCAAAGTGCTTTCTTGTGCTCATAATGATCATATTTTGAAGGATCGGTCATTTGTGCATGTTCTGCGTTAAATGCAATCAACTCATCATAGAGTGCAGTAATATCGCCAGCACAATCAACAATTTCTTGGATATCCATCATCTCATCAAATACTTTTGATGGATTGGCATACACATTGCGAATGATGTGTGTATAAGAACGAGAGTGAATAGTTTCACTGAATGTCCAAGTTGTAATCCATGTTTCTAATTCTGGCAGAGAACAGATAGGACCAAACGCCACTGCTGGCGCACGACCTTGAACCGAATCAAGTAAGATTTGACGTTTTAAGTTGCTTGTAAAGATATGCTGTTCGTTATCTGTCAAGTCCTTGAAATCTTTCGCATCACGAAGAATATCAACTTCTTCGGGTCTCCAAAAAAATCCCAATTGTTTATCGGTTAATTTATCAAACTGCTTATACTTTAACGTGTCATAACGTTGGATACTTACACCACCATTGGGGTCTAGAAATGCAAGCGACTTGGTGTGGTCGCTCTTATCATTTGCGTCAAATACTGTACTCATCATTTTACCTTTTTTATTATTATATCATACTACTTTAGATAGTGCAACTTTCACAGTTCTCTTGGTCATCAAGAGCAGCAAGTAGCGGTTGTTCTTGTGCTAATTTTGCAATATCAACTTCGCCTTGTCCATCAAAAGTATTGAAATAATACAGCGTCTTGATACCATACTTGTAGCATAGCAGTAAGTGACCAATCATAACACTCATTGGAATCTTTTCATCCGCATAGAATGTTGGATTGTATGAAGTATTGGTTGAAATGCTCTGATCAATATACTTCTGTAATACTGCAACTAGTTTCAAGTAACCTTCTGGTGATTTCTGATCCCATAACAATTCATACTTGTTCTTTAACTTGCGAAACTCTGGCACAACTTGCTTTAATACACCGTGCTTGCTTTGCTTAACAGAAATAAGTGAACGAGGTGGTTCAATACCATTTGTAGCATTTGCAACCTGTGCACTAGTTTCTGCTGGCATAAGTGCCATAAGTGTACTATTGCGGATACCATGTTCACGAAGACTTGCACGAAGTGATTCCCAATCCATACGCTCCGTATGTGGAACAAGTTCATCAACTTCACGCTTATAGGTATCAATAGGCAAAACACCGCTGCCATACTTGGTTTCATTGCTCTTCGGTGCAGCACCACGTTCAATGGCAAGTTGATTACTTGCCTTAATAAGATAGTAAGACCAGGCTTCTGCATACTCGTCAACGAGTGCCAACGCACGAGGATCACTATAACTCATATCATTTTTAGCAAGGAAGTAAGCAAAGTTAATAATACCAACGCCAAGTGGACGACGGTTCATGGTACTCATCTGTGCTGCAATGACTGGGTAGTTCTGATAGTCAAGTAGCGCATCAAGTCCACGAACAGCCAAATCACACATCTTTTCAAAATCTTTTGGTTCCTTCACATTGCCCCAATTGATTGCAGAGAGTGTGCAAAGTGAAATTTCACCTTCTTCGTCAAAGATATGATTGAGTGGTTTCGTAGGTAGCGCAATTTCCGCA